GTGACCATAGAGTTCTTTACAACAAACAATAAGGCAGAGTTAACCTGTCTTATGTGGGGGAAGTGGGCAAACACCATCAAAGACATTAGCGTTAGTTGGTCACGGTCGGGGTATCTGTCGTTGCCTGTTTTATAGTCCAACACTTTAGCTTTAAGTCCATCGTCATCAATGATTAGTAAGTCGGCAATACCACGTACCCATACGTCAGGGTCATCGAAAGAACAAGGTTTAAGGTCAACCGTTACACCCATCGTATGCTCGGTTAACTTGCGCCCTGTCTTCTTCATTAACGCATCTAAGGTAGGCTGAATAAACTCATGCTCAGGTGGCAGAGGTACGCCATCACGTATGTACAGTTCGGCAGACTCATGCACTTGCTTGCCGTAGATAGTATGCACGGTATCGGTAAACGGATAGTTTTTGAGTACCTTGACTTCGTGGAAACGTCTTGCACAACCTTCAAAGTCTTTGAGTCCTGAGTGACTCCACTTAATTGCTTTCATTCACATCCCACTTTTCTGTAGTATATAAACCAAGCATGTACCCTTTGGCTTCCATAACCTTAACAATTTGTTCGCCTTTTACTTTAGCTACGCCTATGATGCGAGAGTAAATTTCGCCTGTGTGGCGTCTGTGTATGTTCATACGCAATTCATAAATGTTAGTTATTTTGTGGTCAAGAATAAGTTTGTACACTTTTGGGTCTAAATCCTTTTCTATTTCGCTAATGTCAATGCTTTTTAGATAGGCAACAGCATCTCTGAGCCTTGTTAAAAAGCTAACTGTTTTGTCTACAAACTCCGATAATTGTTCCGCTTTCATATTAAGCACTTCACTAGAGAAACGACAGAACTTATAACTACTACGGGTAGCGTAGCTTTCGTCGTAATTTATTACTTTGGTTACTCTGAATAAGTCTGTTGAGTATTCCATTTAAAACCTCGCAGTCTTGATTGCTTGGTCTAATCTATCGGCAAACGCACTAACGAACTTCTCGTCATATGCTAGCGTATCGTTCATGTCGTGCAGTATTGCATGGGTAATCTCATGCCAAAACGTATTGCTTCTATCGCCTATGGTGTAGTAATAATAGGCATTACTTTTAGCAACTTTAATGATGCGCTTGTTGTATTTGGTAATGCCCCTACACCCTTTGATTGTGTCCGGCTCTTGTATCTGATAGGCACTACTGCCTATGGTAACTTCTTTTGGTATCTTCATTTAGCTTCTCCATATCGTTTGTTACAACCTGTTTCTGCGTCGAGGGGTATCCCCTTCATATACTTCGGCTCCATCACCATCTGTTCTAATACCCATCGCTCCGCTTCCTCTGCTTCATCTTCGGGCACTAGACATACAACCTCATCGTGGACGGTTAATACGCAGGAATACCTGTTTTGTATCCTGAGCATGCCGTCTGTCATCACACATCTTGCTACTGCTTGCACGATGTTCTCTACTATTTTACCACCATACAACTTCTTATTGTCGTCGCCATAAACCCATTGAACTCTGCCTTTTACATCGGCTGAACCCCTTAAGTTTGGATAACGTAATGCCAATCCATTCGGTAATGTTATGCTTTCTTTAGAAAAAGTCAAGCACTTGTACTCGTATTCTTTACCGTTTACTAAACTCTGCTGAATCAGGGTGCTACACATATCCCAAAAGTCCACTACGTTATGGGCTGTCGCACGGTACTTGTCAATGATTTTCTTAGCGGCTAGGCAATGAATCAATAACTCCGACTCACTACATGTATGGGGTATAGCACGCATCATCTCCATGTTGCGCTCCCACTCATAGAACGTAAGTACATCTTGAGTAGTTACACCAAGTTGTTTAGCAAACTTCTTATCATACATAGTAGGTGGTGCGCCTAGAAATCCTGTAAGTAACTGCGCTGAAAAGCTAGCCCAACCCATACCGTAACCACAACCTAGTAGTGCGGCTTTAGCTGACTGTCTTAAATCAGGGTGACTCTCTTTACTGAGCGTTGGGATTCCAAACATCTGCGCACCGAATGCGGCATACGCATCTTGCCCTGACGAGAATATTTCAAGGAGCGAGTCATAGTCCGCAAGGTACGCAAGAACTCTTGGCTCAATTTGGGAGAGGTCGCAAACAACGAGGGTGTAGCCTTCCGGCGCTTGTATACTTTTACGTAGGAACGACCCCCGCTTGAGGTTTTGAAGATTAAGCCCCGAACCTTTGGACGCTGACCAACGACCGGTGTGTGCGCCGTAGTAGTTAAGTGGGACAGGTAACGTGCCTCGCTCTGCAATGTCAACAAAACGTTGTGCTCTCGTGCGCTCAAGCGTGCTTTTAACTTTGAGCCTTGCTTCACATATAAGTGCAATATCCTCATTCTCGCTATTGAGTAGGGCTTGGAAGAGGGCGTCGCTTTTGGCAAACGCATACGCTTCTTTCCCCGTAGTCTTTGATATTTTGGTAGGCGGGCGTACTCCAAGTGCCTCAAGAACAGTAGCGAACTTGTCATTACTAGCCAACGCCGAGTCTTCAATGTTTGCCTTTTTAAGTAGGGCTTCTCTTTTTGTTCTCTCGTCTTCGATTGCTTCACGTAACATTTCCTTATCTAGTTCTAGCACAGGGTTGGTAAACATCTTGAGCGTCATATCAATTAGCTTGAACTCTTTAACCGGAAAGCCTCCTTCAACTTCCATCGTTAGGTTCTCGAATATCTTCTCGCACAAGACTACATCGTGCGCACAATACTCGGCAAGCTCTTGCTCTACTTCATACGACAAATCGCTAAGTCCATTGGTACTATGCACGGCATTACCTTTTGGTGGTAACCCATAGTGGTCAGCCAACTTAGCTAGGCTGTTGCCAACTTCCACGCCACGTAGGGCACGAGCCATAGACAGACTATCGAATATAAAACAAGGCTTACAGCCATAAACCCAAGAGAGTATTGCAATATCAAATTGAGCGTTGTGCGCAAGCACCGCCGTTGTACTCCAGTCTTGTTCACCTACCCATCCCTGTATGTCGTCGTGTGATACCCATTGTGGTGGTACATCTATGTCTAGTGGTTTAAAACACAAGCCAAAGGCTTTGAAACGTGGGTCACGAATGTACTGTTCGGTAGTCATCTTGGATAGCGTGTACTCCTTGCTATCCCACCTAGTTTCAAAGTCAATGACAAGTATTTTATCGAAGGGTGCTCTCATATATTTCTCAGCCAAACAATAAGAAACACAAACATCACGGCTGATAGTATTACAAGTTTAGTTTCTTTTATGCTCTCGTTTAGCGAGGGATCATTGATTAAATATTTCTGTAACTTAAGCATGTCTTTATCTTCTTCTATGTATGTACGGCGTAGGGGGTTCAAGCAATACGCTGAACCAATTTTTACTTTGCCATTGTTGTAGTGTATATCGTTCATTTTCTACTATCCTTATATGCTTGGGTTGGTGTCCATAAGCTACGTACTTTGCGTTGCTCAGCCATACGCTCCGCATACATATGACCTTGTGGTTTCCATTCACTAGGTGGTAACTGTGTTCTTGACTTAGCTACCTTGAAGTCTTCTTTGTTTATTACTACTGTGTTAAATCCTTTGTGTGCTTTCATTAGTTCAATATCCTATTTTTGATTATTTGTCTTTGTTGCTCTTGTACATATAGTGCGGCTTCTATCAATATGTCAGGTACTTCTTCTTCCATAAGGTTTAGTCCGTACACCTTTACTGTGCTTGCGTTACTATCAACCGTTATAACAACGGCTGAGGTTGTTGAATTCTCCACAGTACATTCACGTAACTGCTTCAGAATAACTTCGTATGCCTGCTCTTTTAAACTCAAAGTTGTGTCCATTCGCATGCCTTCATCCTTTCTACGACTTCGTCGAGATTGTCTTCGTTAACTACAAATGCCTCACCACCTGCGAGATGTATTTTACTTATCTCTGCCTGTTGTAAAGCCGTTGGTTTCTTATTACCTGTCTTGCACTCGATAGCTAGAAACTTACCGCAATAACACACGATAATGTCAGGCACACCACTACGCCCATAGCCACCGGTTGCAGGGAAGAAGTAATAGGCGTAACTAAACGTCTTGATAATATCAACTACTTTCTTTTTAACTTTTGCTTCGGGGGTCATAACGATTCCTTACGTTGTCAACGTGTTCTAAACACGCAATTATTTTGGCAAGCTGTTGCTCTACCATACCCATGTCGCCTACCTCGTTAGCCTTGACCGCTAAGATAACCTCAGCTTCAAGGTTAGATAGCGCCGCATTCTCATGCATAAGAAACAATAACTCAGCATCACTAACCGCCATTGTTTATCTCCTCTAAAAAATGTAGTGCGTTAACTGACGGCGTGAGATGGAAGATACGGCTATCCACTTTGTCACGCTTCTTGTTCACGAACTTACGCTTGGTTAAATTGATTAGATACTTGTGCGTGGTAGCAGGGGACATCACTCTGTTTTCATTCGCTGTGTTGAGAATGTCAACCGTCTTGATTTCACCCTTGTTAAATATCATGCCTATTATGTACTCTTCATTCCAACAAAGACCATACCTGTCTCTGATAGATTGTGTTGTGTATGCGTTGCGTTTCATTCGCTTTCCTCTTCAATTAAATCAGCTTCTTCACAAACAAACTCAGGGTATGTCGGTCTAATATCACCCTCTCCATACATGCGCAACGCTTCCATTTCCGCTTCTTGGGGAGTATCAGCCTCGACTTCCACGTAGTTTGATGTTGTCATTAATACATTCCATAGTTTCATACAACCCCCTTAAAAGTTAAACTTGGATAAGATGTCATCGACATCTGCCTTAATCGTAGTACGTGCGCCCATATCCTTACGCAAGTCCTGTACATCTATACCACTAATAGAACGCTTCAATGCTTTGCGTGCTTCTTCTATCTGTGGGTCGTTGATGATGTTGAGCGAACCTGCTAAGTCACACAAGTCATGTGCAGTATCTAACAACGTGTTGTGGAACACACGAGGTTTAACTTCGCCTGCCACTACGTCAACACCTAGCCTGTCAGACATGCGCTTGAGATGGTCAACCATTCTAGTCTTGAATCCGTTCATGGCGTTCTCAACACGCTCGTCAGCAAACTTAGCTAACTGCTTCTTCAAGTCCTCTTGGGCATCATTACCTACGTCAACCCTGAAGTCGCCTGAAGATGGTACAGGCATGTAGTTAACACTAAACCTGAAGCGATGCTCGATGTCGTCAGGTGACGGGTAGTCAGTACGGTTAAACATATCGCCTAGAGCCATAGCTTGTGCAGTAATTAATGATGGGTAGATAGAAACAAACTCAGTAACAATACCAAAGAACTTATCTTCTCTGTCTTGTAACTCGCTATTAAACTCCATGAACTTAGTGCTTGGCAATAAGCGAATACCCGAATCACTCCACGGCAACGTGTTGTTGTGAACATATGCACGAGTCTCTGTTACATACTGGTTGATACTTTCTAACTCGCTACGTCCTGCGAACAGGTGCTTGTTAACACGAGCCGCACCCTTCTCCGTTGCATGCTTGTCCTTCACAAGTTCTTCGGTAGTTGACCTGTCTAGTTTCCTAGCAGTCCATTGGGATACGCTGAGTTCTACTAATAATGCGCATGTGTCGATGTTATATCTAGTCATGATTTCTCCTTAGTTAATTCCTAATTGTTTGAATAAGTCGTCGATGTCATCCATTGGTTCGGTGCGTGTGATAAGCACGAACTTCTTGTCGTCTGATAGTCCTACCTTGTGGCACTTCTTACCCCATAGTGCTGTTGCGGCTGATGATGCCGAGCCGTACACAGTAAGTGCGTCGTATGGTGATACAGGTATGCGTGCAGTTTGATTCACCGATACGTTGGTAAGGTAGGGACTAACATGCTTACGGATAACTCCATACGGATACTTCGCAGGTCTGCGCTTGGATTTGGTAACAACTTCTAATTCGCCATGCTTCTTGCTATCGCTGTCTACGATAGCGTACTTAGCGCCGATTGCGTTTAATAATTTGATTGCGTTTGATAATGCTTTTTCGTGAATAGTGTTCATCGTTCTCTTTCGTTTGTGGTTAAATTACTTCTCTAAAAATGGGATGTTCGGTTGGTCACCACGTAATGCATGGTATTCCAACTGTACCTTCGCTGAGTTAATCATCTTGCCTGCTAAGTTAGCTAACTCGGATACGTTCTTCGCTTCGACTGTGCCGTTGCGTAACTCGGTAAATACTTCTGCTAATTGGTCACGTAGTTCTGTGATGTTCTTCATTGTGATACTCCTTCTTGGTTAAGTTTGGATTGTGCTTCTGCTTCTTTTCTTGCTTTTACTCGTGCTCTTGATAACCTGTTGAGTTCGGCGTGCCTTTCTTTATGTGCTTGACGGTACGCTTTATCTCTTGCTTGCTTGTATTCCTTGTTTCGTGCTCGCCATGCAATGCCATCGGCACGTTGCTGTGCTTTTCTTTTCTCGGGGTTTCTCCTCTCTCCTTTCGGAAATATTTCATTTAACTTACGTTCAATAAGTATTGCAACTCGTTTAGCTTCTACTAACTCTTGTGGTATATCTTCAGCATTTAAACTTGTGTCTTTACGTAGAAGCATCTTTACGTAGTAATCAGATACGGTATCTATATGCTCTTTTATATATCCTTTACTTCTATTGTTAACATGCTCACGATTGGCGGCTCGCCATGCTTTAGCGTTTTCTTTCGTTTGCTCTTTATGCGTCTCCCTATACTCTTTGCCATTAATAAGAACCTGCTCTTTGTTATCTTCGTACCATTGCTTCTTATAGGCTAAAGTCTTTTCTTTGTTAGCTTCAACATAGACTTTGCCTTTAGCTAGAATCTCTTCTTTGTTAGCCTCGTAGTATTTTTTCCTATACTCTTTCAGCTTTTCTTTATTCTTCTTGTCGTATTCGGCTCGGTATGCTTTCCTAGCCTCGGGGTCTTTACGTGCCATGTTGCCTCCCTAGTTTGAATAGATACGTACTGCTTTACCCTGTGGTGGCACGAAGTGGTCGTTGTCTACTACACCCCATAACGCAGGCACATCGAGCACCCCACTACTACCGTCTAGGTATCCGTCTGTCAACCATATGACACCCTTTGGTTGGTACTTCTTTTCTCTGATGTATTGCACAACGCATTCAGGGGAAGTGCCACCACCCCCTGCTGGCTTGAGTAAGCTAGCAATACGATCGAACTCATGTGGCTTGAATACCTGATCACCACATACCTCGCTGTCCCACCATATAACACGCACACCATCAGGGTTTACGTTCTGCGCAATGCGAGCGATCTCACCGAACACAGTAGGATAGATACCACCCATCGAACCTGACGTATCGCATGCAACGATTAGCTCACCCGTAGCCTCAGAGAAGTGCGATGGCATAACAACACCGAGAGGTAACAAGCGCTTGTTAGGTGGAGCGAAACGAGAATACTCATCACCCTCACACAAGGCAGTAACCCACTCACGCATATGCTCACGCCAGTTGGTATCACGCTTCTGTGTTGCACGATCTAACGGACTGTTACGTGAACCCTTACCAGCTAGCTTGTCAGACAACAACTTACCCTGACGAACAGCATCATCTATCTGACGACCTAGCTCATTGGCTTCCTTGCTACCGAGCTCAGCCTTACCGAAGATGTGACTATCCATAGCACCGCCCTTACCATCGCCGTCACCATCAGGAGGTGGAGGTGGAGGATTCTGCAACAAGTCTTGTAACACCTCAATGAATGAGAAGCCCTTGTACTTGTCATCAACTAACGGCTTAGGATTATCGGGTCGCTCAACGAATGTAAAGTTGGGGTCGATCTCCTCGATGGTTGCATTAACTACATAGTCCATAGCCATGTTGCATAGCTGTGGATATTTCTTGGATAGCTCTACATAGTTAGTGCAGTGCATTAGCGCTTTGTGCAACGACTCATGAGCTACGAGATAGCGCAACTGCTTGCGGTTAAGACTACCGACAAACTCAGGGTCATACCATACGTCACGACCATCTGTACCTGCTGTGCCGATAGACTCGAACTTGACGTCACCTACATAGACCACACCTGATAGACCAGCGAAGTCTTTGTTGTTGCTGAAGTCAACGTGAACTGCTATCACCCGATCGGGTGCTGATAACTTATCCCATGTCTTACTCATACGTCCTCCTTACTTGGTTGAGAAATAAATCTTGTTGTCATTCATCAATGCTTGAAACGGCTTGACTGTAACGAACAATGCGGCACGAGTAGAGTTGGCAATGTTGTTAGCGAACATGCTTTGTAACTCACGACGATTGCGCATTACATACTCGGTGCATGCCTCGGCTTCTTCTCTGTTGGAAGTTTGCGTTACGCACTTAAGCACAGTAATGATCTGCGCTACTGGATTGCTAGGGATAGGGCAAGTGCTTGGTGACTGGACTATCTTGCTAAACGCAGGCGTCTCGTCACCGAAGCGAATGAACGCACCCAATACCTCGGAACCAGCACGACCGATCGTACCCTCGAGTAAACCTTGCAACGTATCGGTATCAAGATCGTCACGCTCTTTGACAATGTCTGACGCAGAGTGCAACGAACGAGGAGTGATGTAAGCCTGCTGAGATAACAACGGATTAAAGATAACGTCATTCTCCTTAGACTGATCACGACCCGCATACTTACCACCATCTTGGAAGTCAAGGAAGCTATCGAACCATTGTGGATTCTCGTTGGTGCATGCTAAGAGAATAGGGTCAATGCCATTCTCGATACCCCATGAATACCACTCGGGTTGCGTTGGCTTGCGCATAGTCAGGAACACAAGACGATTACGCAAGTGCGCTTGGATAGAATCACCTAAGCCCTCGACCGCAAGGTTAGTACCAGCGAACACGACTGAACCCTCAGCCATCTGATAATTACCAACACAGCGCTCATAAACAATCGGAGCAAGCACGTCCTTGATGTATTGCTTAGCCTTAGCCAACTCATCTAAGAATACCAACGATGGACGAGCACCATTGACACCCTTCTGATTGGACTTGCTAACACCGAAGCGCTCGTTAGGCAACTCACGAGATACACCAGCGTCACGATCAATGTCAGGCATCCACACAGAACCATCAGACATCTGCGTGCAATCGAGCTTGACTGCAACGTGATTAGCAAAGTGTGGGTCACGCTCAAGGGTGTGATAGATACCAGTCTTGCCGATACCATTCTCACCTTGAACAATGATGGTGCGCTTGTGACCAATCTTCTTGATAGCGTTTGCAACTTGTAATGAATTTAGTAATTTCATATTATCCTCGTTTGATTAGTACTGCTTTTTAGAAAGTATAACATACTGCTTTATAGAAACAACAACTACTATTCTCCTATCTTAGGGTTATTACTGCGTGTGTAATAAGTGTTTGGCAACGTCTTGCTAAACTGAGGTAGGGGAACCGACTCGCTACCCTTAGATAGCCCAGCGAACGACATCAGCCTAGCGACTAGCGACTTCTTGAACTCATCGGGGGTAATGCTGTCTACAATGCCATCGGCTATCTCTTGCGCATCATCAGCCTCGGATGGGTTGCGTGACCTAGACCAGCCACCCATCTTATAGAACAGATTTTCATAAGTGTCGTGGTTGTAGACTTTCTTGCTAGCTAACATATCAAAGCAGTCTTGCGCCACCGCATCGAATGTTTCCATGAAGGACTGAGAGTCAAGGGGTAGAGGTCGGTGCGTTAGTGCATCTCGCATGGTTGCCATGAGTGAGTGGCTCAAGTTGTTCTCGCCGAACGGCGCACCCATAGATTCATCTAGCTTGCAGTTCTCTTTGATTGTGCCTAGCTTGAACATCTGAAGCGTGACGTAGGCATCAAGCTCAGCCTTTAATTCCTTGCGTGTCTGCTTGTCGCTATCGGTTGATGCAAGGCGGTATATATCAGCATGCCATGACTTCTCCACAATAAGTTGGTGAGAACTATTGTATGTAAGCAAAGCCGAGAAGTCCTTGCCCTGATCTTTGTAGTATGGGTTGAGTGGCACACGAACTGTATCGCCTGTCGTAGTAGGTATACCCATTCGAGTGTAATAGCCTGTGAATTTCCACATCAGGTTGATGTCGTATGTGCCATACAAACCACGCACAGCTACCTCATACTCGCCGTCTTTGTTGGGCTCATACAAACGCACAACCTCAGCGCCATTGATTACATACACATAACTATGTGCATCCTTCTGCAACATAAGCCATGACTCAGGCACACGTCGTAGTGGGCGTTGGTTGTCGTTGTATTTCTTACTGCGTGGTGGCTTCTTGGTCTTGTTATATAAAGCCTCTGCTTCTTGGTAAGTGATTGGTGTATATGGATAGCTCATGCT